ATTTACTATAATTATTAGATCCCTGAAATTCTAAACCATTTCCCGCTAATGAAGCTGATAAACCTAATGTATGGGTATGGGTACCATCTCCCGTGTCATTTCCAGAATCAGTAGTATTATCGTAAAAAACTAAACCACCGTGGGTATATAAATCTAAAGAAGCAGTTGCTCCAGCACTACCATTAAATGAAAAACCTTTTACACCGGCACCATCAATTAAGCTAGAACCTAGATTAGCGGTAACATTATTAAGATTACTACCGTCACCATCAAAACTACCACTAAAAGTACCACCAGCGAATTCAATAGAATCGTTAGATGAATTATATGTTAGAGCACTTAATGTTCTAACTTTACCATTACTGTCAGCAAATAATATGGTGTTGTTGTCAGTAGCTTGGGGGATTGAAGATGCTGTTACTTGTGCAACGTGTGCATTAGATCCTGATAGTAATATTTTTCTATACTGGTTAGCCATGTCTTATTGTTGTTGATTAGTAAATTCTTGTATCTTAAATACTAACTCATACGCAGATTGTATGTTTCTTATTTTAACGTTACCATCAGCTACTAAATTTAATAGTAAAGCTGCTTCTTCTTTGCTAATTTCTAACTTAGCTTCTTTAATCTTTTGTCTTTCTTTAGAACCAAATTTTAAACCTGCCATCATGTGTTGTATTTATCACGTATAAATATGTTATGCTTCAATTCCCGCATAAAAAACAGAAGCTGAGTATATTATTATTCCCTTTTCGGGGGAAGGTAAGGGATCATTATCTTTTAATTGAAGATATTGGGCAGCTATAAATCCACTTGCACTTATATTACCTGAGGCTGTTAAGTTATTTTGGATTAAAACAGGTGTACTAGCTCCAAAGGATGCTTTAGTATCCTGTAGTGTTAATTCAGTACCTCCACCATTTGCTTGTAATGAAAGAATACCTGAAGCAGCAGAAAAAATTCCTGTATCATCACTACCAAATGTAATAGCGGGACGCGTTGAACTACCCACACCTAATCTTAGGTTACTACCTGTAATATCACCGCCTACAAAAATGTGTAAAGATGATGTTAATCTAGAATTAGGGCTATCTATAAACCAATCATCATCCCCCGAAGCATTTATTATAGGTGTAAGATCTATTTGATCTATAGTACCGTCACCTTGGTTAAAGGTAATAATATTGTTATTAAAAGATGAACTAGTATAAGAATTAGTAGAATCCCCGGTACCTCCTTGAATTTCAAAAACTACATTATTTCTATCTTTAGAAAATACCTTTCTATCAGTAACATTAATGATAAGTTCTCCTATATTTAAGTCAGAAGGGTTTGGAGTTTGGTTACTCTTAAATATTATTTTATTTTTTACTGCCATAATTAGATATCATCAGGGCCTAAAATTTTTTCTGTTATATTTGAAATTTTGATTTTACCCTGAGTTATTTGTTTATGTAATGCTTGGGTTTCTGATTTAAAAGTATCAGGTACAAGGTATCCAGCTAATTTAAAATTAAAAGAAGCTCTTACTATACGATCTTCTCCTATTTGAAGTTCGTTTATATTTTGTATTGTGTCTACTTCTACTTGAAATAGGTTTCTTTCTTTATCACCCCAGTAGGCATCCGAAACATATTCTATGGCTTCTACTAATTTATTATTTTGAGACATAAAATCAGTCCATATAATAGCTTCATAATTAGCAAAGATGTAGTCTGGAACAGGTACTTGGTATATTTCTCTTAGTGGTGTTTTATTATTAACTAACTCAAAATTATCATATACATTTTTTTTACTGTATTTGTTTTGTTCTACAATATATAAGTTTGGTTTATTACCATCTAATTTATTTCCTATTTCACGTCGTTTTTCTACAGAAGTTCGTTTAAACATTATTAAGGGCACTTGAATACGCCCATTTTTATCGCGATAATATCCATCTGCTTGTACTGTCTTCCACCGTTCACCGGAGCCGTATATAATAGGAACTTTAATGGTTTCACCATTATTATTTACAGTAAGATTAAGTTCATTTTCTAGATAATATTGAACCGTTTCATCTATATCTTGTAAATTTATGCCAAAAGAAGAGTAATTATCTGTGTCTCTCCTAATTTCCATATGGCGGTTTTCACCTAAATTACCTCTAGTAGTATCAAGGGGTAATTCTTCAAATGTAGGAGGGGCACTAGCTACTAAATTTCTTCTAAGAAGTGTATTAGTGCTTAATATATCTGGTTTTATTCTATTATTAGCCATTATTATCTAGGATTTGAATTTGAACCGGAAGCTATTTGGGTAGTAGGGTAAATACCCCCTCTTAAAGGTATTAAATTAAGTTTTTCTACTCTTGATAAATGAGTACTTAATATAATAGATAAGGAAACACCAAAGTTTTGGGTATCTTCTGATATAGAAAATTCTGGTTTTTTACCTACAAAAAATTGGTTTTCTATAAAAGTGTCTACTTCCCAGAAATCATTATTAAATAATAATAAATCTCCTACTTCAGGAATTAAATTTATTTTATCTAAATCCGCTCTTAAAAATCTATACTTATAAGTTTGCCTAATATCTGGGCCAAAATCATCATTACTCCATTCTTGGTCATTTTTTTCTATTAAACAAGAAATTTTTACAGGTTCATAATAATATTTTTTATTAGATTCCCCATAAACATTAGTAATTGTTTGATCTAATTCTAATTTATAATATGCTATTTCAGTCTGAATAATGTCATTAATCAGTTCTCTATTCATTGTTCTGAATAGGGATATATCTCTTGCTCCTCCAAATAATGGCATTATACACGGTTTAAAGTTTCTGGTTTAAATATTAAATGACGTAGTCCTGTTATTCTCATTTCGGGATCACCTTTATCACTTTTAAGCATAGTAGTTTTAAGAAATTCTAAATCTTGTTTTGGGTTTTTTCCTGATGCAAATTTTAAAGTAGCTGTATGAACTTCTTTACCGTCGGTTCTTTGGCGGTTTTTTAATTCTAATTCATCTGAAGTATTAGCGTTAATGATTGTAACTTTTCTAGTAGCCCTCATTCCATCTAATATGTCTGTAAAATTGGCATCTTTATCTGATACTATTACTACAGTAACAGAATAAACATTTATATCTTCAAATAATATGTCTTTTAATTTAATCATTAATAAATGTATATAGGATAAGGAGCTTTAGCAAAGGTATCTTGGGAATTTTGGGCTATTTGAGCATCTCTTTCCATATATTTAGCTCGGGATGATTCTTCAAGCATTAATTTAAGTTCATCAATAAGAGTAGTTTTTTCAGTAGCTGCTTCACTTCTTAAATCAGCAGCATTAGTAGTTACCTCAGAACCTGGAATTGGTACTGATGAATATTTGCCTCTTACACTAGCTAACATTTCTTTAGCTAATGCTAAAGTATAACGGAATATCCATTGTCTACCTGGAGTATTAATGCTAGTATAATTTATATTAGAATAAGGTACATTTGAAATATTTGTAACTAAATTAGTAGCAGTGTTTCTTATAGGGTTATTTCTATCATTTTTTACTACATAATCAAAGTGTAAATTTTCGTTTCTAGCAGGTATAGGGAATAATTTTAATTTATTATTGTTAATAAGCTCAAAACTATAACCCGATTTACGAATTTGGTCATTAAATTCAATTGCTTGAACCTTTAGGGCATCATAATAAGTAGGCATTAACATAAAATTAACACCCGGAGAAAAATTACCAAATCCAAAACTTTCCATTAAAGATTGAATACCTGTACCTGTACCAGCATATGGGTCAAAATACCTAACTATTGCCGGGGGAGCATAATGGTAAATTCTTTTTATTTCTATAGGGTTTCCTGATTCGCTAACATTAGTGAATAATTCAGTTAATGAATAGACTTGTTGATTTGCTACCACAGATATACTACCTGTTTTAAAATCTACATTACCACCAGTACCTGCTTCAGTACCATACTGCTCTGCAATAGCTATAGTATTACCTAAATTAGGTTGAATGTATTGGTTATTTAAATTGCTACCTGTTGTGGATCCTTCTAATGTACCAATATTTTCTATAATTTTATATTGATAAACATATTGAGAGTATGTAGTCACTGCTTCTTCAAAAGCTGTAAAGAAATTAACTGCTTGTAATTCTATATCAACTATAGGATATCCTAATCTTTGTGCACACCAAGTTGCTACTTGATTAGCAGATGATGTAAAATCAGTATCGGTATCATAAAACCCGAATGGTGTTGGGTTTATTGTGTCCGCGAATGAGGAAGATCCCGGCCATATAGAAATAGATGCCATTAAATTTAGTGTTTATTATACATATTAATGATAACCATTTAACAATTCTAAAAGGTTATCTATAGCAGCATGTCTATGAGAATCTGTTAATACGGTTTTAAAGACAAAATTAGAATTAGCCAATTTAGCCATATCATGGTAAGCTGAGTGTTGCTTATCTCTTAAATCAATCTGGTAAGAATCACCACAAAATATCATTTTACTATCTTTACCTAATCTACCAATACACATTGCTAATTGAGATTTGGTTAAATTTTGATATTCATCTACTATAACTACAGCATTATCAAATGTTCTACCCCTAAAATGTGCTAGAGATACTAATTCAATTTTTTCTTCTTTTTCCATTTTTTCTAAAATGTCTGGTTTATTATAAACCTTTCGCATATTAGAACGGATAGGTACTAACCATGGTTCCATTTTTTCACGTTCAGACCCAGGAAGGAATCCATTATCTTCAGTAGAAATAGTAGGTCTTGTAATAATAATTTTATTAAACTGTCGTTTAAATACTTGATCTAAAGCTACTTGTACTGCTAATAATGTTTTACCACTACCTGCTTTACCAACTATAAAATTAAAAGGGTGTTCTAAAATTTCAGTTTTAGCAGCTTTTTGTTCTTCCGATAAGGAAATTGAGAACCTAATGTTACCCTTAGGTGGGGTTTTTTCTATATTTTGTTTAGCCATTATGAATGGTTTTAAAAACGTTTGTCTATTATAAAT